AAATACAAGGTGCTATCGCTGAGTTAAAGCGGATTGAAACTCTTCGGGATGAAGCAATTAAGGGAGCCGAATAATGGGTCTGTACGAGTTTATGTTTGGCGGCGGCGAGAAGGTAGAAGATGACCTTGAGGAAACCCAAAAAGGCATGGGCTACGGAGAGCTAATTCTAGACAACGTCATTGGCTTAGATAATGAGTATGACAGCTTTGGGGAGAAGCTAGGACGCACCATCAATGAAGATGAAATCGGCTTTATGAAACAGGCTGGTCAGGGCATCTATGAAGGCGCGAAGGAGTTTGTAAAGGCTCCAATAGAAACCACCAAGGAAGCGGTAAGAGAAGTAGCCACTAGCACTAAGGACTTATTCACTAAAGACTTGGATGAACGCCTACAGGAAATGTACGGCGTGGATATGACCTCTGCTACCGGAGAGCAGATAACAGCCGCAAGAGAGGGCGTTATGAGTGATGCACTAGGTGCGTCTGCTCTTATCCCAGCGGCTGGTGTTGGTATTAAAGGCGTTAAGGTAATAGCCAACGCAATGCCTGACTTAGATACCGCCGCTGAGTATTTCAAAAACATACCTATGCCAGAGTATGACCCAAACACTCTTGGGATGAATTTAGGCAATATTAAATTTAATAAAGCCTTAGAAAATGGCGTAGGATTACGCAACTATACCTTAGACGATTTATCCCGATTAGATGCAGAAGTTGGTGATTATTCCAATATTAAGTCAGGCAGAGGTGTAGATGGAGATGCAAAACTAGGGGTAGTACCTGAAAACGGTACTGTAGTTGCGTTGCGGCCTAACCTAAATACTTCCATACCAAACAACCCACTTAATATTCCTGACAATCCTAAGACAGGTAAAAAAGGCGAAACAAAATTAACTACTATCCACGATGGAACAAATGAGAAAAAGGTTGAAGGATCGGTACTTGGTTATGTTCCTTACGCTGTAGCTGAAAATGTTAGCTTTGTTGTAAATCAAAATTCGCGTAGGCAAATTGCCAGTAGAATACATGGCCTTGATGTAGCGGATGCTAAAAACAAATTTCCCTCTATGTCTGTTGTGGGAACCTTTAACGGAAATAGAAATCTATTAGAGGAAGGAGTTGAATTAGTTGAGCTAGGAGTAAATCCTGCCGTCAACCACTTGTTTGTAGATATGTCTACAGGTCAGGCAGTTAAAGGTGCAGATGCTGCTATGACTATCGGAGATAGAGTATTAGCAGTAGGCGTTAAGTATTATAACAGGGAAGATGCTCCAAAGCCTCAACCTGCCTCTGATGGTACAGAATTACCAAATACGGTTGTTTACAAATATGAGAATGCTGCGGAAGAACTAGAGACCAGCACAGTACCTGCAACAGTAGCCGAGCAAACAGAAAATATGCTCGACACCAGCAAGGTTGTTCCGGGTGGTAATCCTGAGTTTGGGCCTACCGGAAGAATATCCACAAGAATGCCCTTACAAGCTCCCTTGAAAGATGAAATTCCAGCGGAAGAATTTTACTCAGGTGAGCTTACTATTGGTCGGGATGTAATGGATGAAGCTGGTACTACTGAGAAGAATATGGAGTACCTTGCATCTAATCGGGAGCAAAGTGATGATGTAGTAAAATCAAAAGGTACAGAGAGGCCTTTATTCACTTCTAAGACTCCTAATCCGTATGAAGACATAGGAGATGTACCCTACTTCCCCGGATTTAAAGCATTAGAAGGAATGTCTACGGAAGACAGGGTAAAGTTCGTATCTGCTATGCAGAAGGAAAACCTAGAATGGGTAATGGATAAACTACCTCAAGGTTTTCAAGATAGAGCAAAACTCTGGTATACTGGCGCTAATAGATTTTCAGAAGAACTTTCCTCTAAATACGGCGTTCCAAGACAGTCTATGTCAGGAGTTCTTGCAGCATTATCACCTCAAAAGGATTGGTTTCAAAACGCATCTCTTGCTGAACGAGTAGCAGATGCCGCAATAAATAATAGAAATTTCCCTTGGTCCTCTGAGATGAGTGCGGTCGTAAATAAATACCCCACTTTTAAAACGGGGGGTCGCGGTAAAAACGCAGCTATCTGGGAGAGTATTCAAGGTAAGAAATACTCTGAGTTAGAAACCACCAAACAAAAAGCCATGTGGATACGTGCGTATGATGAAGCGCATAATCCCAAAACCTACAGAGCGTTAACTCCAGAAGGTGATTTAGGAGAAATAATTCTAGCAGGTAATTCTCCCAAGGATATTGCATGGGGTGGATTCAATACCATTGAAAAAGCTGTAGACGCTTTAGAAAGTGGCGGGGATTTTAAAATTTTATCTGATACTATGGGCGGTCAACACAAAGTCAGAAATTTCTTTAATAATATAGAAGTACCATTTTCAGATATGGGTGACGTTACCATTGATACCCATGCTATTGCCGCAGCTTTAATGAGACCTTTAGGCGGGGATGACCGATTAGTTGCACAAGGACTTGGGGCAATCGGAGGCCAGAATAAATCTCTAGGAGCAAAGGGTAATTATGGATTTATAGCAGATGATTATAGAGATGTAGCTGATAATAGAGGACTACTTCCAAGAGAGGTTCAATCTATTACTTGGGAAGGCATTCGATCTTTATTTAATAACAAAAGTGATGCCGTAAAGCGCAAGGTAAATACTATTTGGTCACAAGTAGATAAAGGCAATCTTACTCAGCAACAGGCTTTAGACTTGATAGAAGCAGAGATGGGCGGCTTCGGCGCAACCAATCAAGTACTTACTCCTAGAACTAATAGATCAATCGCCGCAGGTAGTTCAACTATGTTTGCCGCAGGGGGTCTAGCTTTGCTTGATGATGATATTGAAGAAGAAGGCTTTGCCACTCCCCAGTAAGGAAATTTAATGGACCCGTTAGTCGAGCATCATTTCTATAACATAGCCAACGACAAAGCCGTTAAAAATGAAGACGGTACTCTGTCTACCGTCAGAGGTACTATCGTTGAAATAGACGGCATTCAAACTCTCATTCCAACAATCTGGGATGGTAAAGAAGTTGATACGCAGACGGCTATACAGAATGCACAGAAGTCTGGGGTAAACTGGCAGAGAGCCTTTGGTGATAACGCCATAGAAACCCTCAGAGACATTGAGATTGATGGCAAGAAAGAGATGTCTGACCAGACAACTCCTGAAGAAGCTCAGTCACTCTTGGACACCTACTATGAGGACATAAACGGCATACCAGAAGCTGAAAGAGTAGGCCTGAGAGATGTAGGCAAGCTAGGTCTCATGGGAGTTATGCTAGGCGGTCAGAAGCTAGGATTCAACATGGGTCCGGTCTGGGAGTCAATTAAGGGCAAGGGCTTTGCATTAGGTGGTCTGGCTACCGCCACTAAGGGAATTACCACACAAGAGGGAAAAGATATGGCAGCTAAGAAATTCCAGCGCGACGATAAGAAGGCCGATACTAACGAAGACGGTATGCTGTCTCCCCGCGAAAAAGAAGTCGGAGATGCTACCCAGAAGACTGCTCTAAAGATGTACCACGGCGGTATGCCTTGCGGCTGCGGGGGAGACTGTGACGGCTCCTGTGAGGATATGTCTAACGGCATCATGGGTTATGATGATGTAAGTGGTAACCCCATTCCAATTGGCTCAAGCGCAACTAATGTGCGTGATGATATTGAAGCCATGATTTCAGAAGGCGAATACGTTCTACCTGCACATGTAGTCTCATGGCACGGCTTAAAGCATATTAAAGAAATGCAAGCCGAAGCTGAGATGGGTCTCATGTCTATGGAAATGGACGGTTTGATCCAGCATGTCGAAGAAAAATCCAATAGCGAAAGCTCTGAGGACACCGAAGTTTCGGATGAGGGTGATACCCAACAAGAAGAAGCCTATGAGGAAGTCCAAGCATCAGAAGAAATTCCATTTGAAGAGATGGATATAGAGGTCGCTGCCGTCGAGGTAGACGATCAATTAGACGATACAGACGATATCGAAGAGATGCTGCCTGTATCAAAAACCCTACCCGGAATGCTCAAGAAACAGAAGATAGCATTCATGGTTTAATTGGATACCCGAAGATTATCGGACCCATAAGGAAACTCAATGTTAAAACAAAAGTATAATCGTACACCTGATACTGAAGAAGATTTAACCTACACAGAAGAAATGGCTCAACAGCAACCTGAACCTCAAGAGAAATTAAACGCCGAAGAGGCAAGCTATAAGAAGCGGTATCAGGACATCCAGAGGCACATACAGACGGTGCGTGATCAAAAGGATCAGGAACTAGCTGAAGTAAAGAAACAACTAGATGAAGCCACTAAGAAGCAAATACGCTTCCCAAAGACAGATGCAGAAGTTGAGGCTTGGTCTAACCGCTACCCAGATGTCGCCAAAATCGTTGATACCATAGCTAGAAAGCGGGCTAACGAGGCTCTCCAAGAAGGCGAGGAGCGTCTAAAGCAGGTAGAGAAATTTGAACGCAATCTACACAAACAGTCGGCTGAACAAGAGCTACTGGCTCTGCACCCTGACTTTGTAGAAATACGAAATGATGCAGCATTCCATGAGTGGGTGGCTGAACAGCCAACGGCCCTTCAAGACAGTGTGTATAAGAATACCACAGACGCTAAGTGGGCTGCTCGAACAATTGATCTGTATAAAGTCGATACAGGTAAACGCACGAAGAGGACTAAGTCAGCCGCTGAAGCTGTTGGCCGTACATCATCTTCTGCACCAACCACCGGCAGTAAGGCCACCTTCTCTGAGAGTATGGTACAGGCCATGAGTGATCGTGAGTACGAGGCTAATGAAGAAGCCATTCAAGCCGCAATTGCTTCCGGTACATTTTCATACGATATTTCTGGCGCTGCCAGATAAAAAAAGCCGTAGGCTTAGGTTGACAATTAAGCCACTTAACTATAGCCTACGGCTGCGCCCTTGAGGGTGCAGTACCATAGTAATTAACTATTGTATTAACTACGTCAATGTGTTATAATGAAACCATTGATTTCATAGATGTAGGCCACTCTTAGAAGTATACCCCGCATCTCCCTCCCAGATAATAGATACAAAGTCTACCAGTGCGTTAGACCCGCCATTAGCGATACTCTAATCAAGCTGACACTGTTGTTTAATTGTCTGATCTAGCTGCTTCTAGAATTATTTAATCATTTTATTAATCACACAATTACGTGTGCCTAGAAGTTTATTTTAAGCCATTTCATACAAGGATTTTAAAGCAATGGCATTTCCAAAGGCATCAGGTTATTCCAACCTCAATTCGGGCAATTTCAGCCCAGTAATCTACTCAAAACAGGTCCAGAAGGCTCTGAGGAAGGCGTCTGTAGTAGAGTCAGTTACTAACACTGACTACGCTGGAGAAATTGCTAACTTCGGAGACTCTGTAAAAATCATTAAAGAACCAGATATCACTATCACTACATATGAGCGTGGTACGACACTGGCTACTCAGGATCTTACAGACGCTGACTTCACTATGGTTGTTGATCAGGCCAACTACTTCCAGTTCGCTATCGATGATATAGAAGAGGCGCATTCGCATGTTTCGTTCGGCCAGCTTGCTAGTGACCGTGCAGGTTACAAGCTGCGTGATACATTTGATGCAGAAGTACTTGGCTACCTAAGTGGTTGGAAGACACCTTCATCATGGGCGCGGCGTTCCGCAGCGGGCGATGTTAACGGTACTAAAGCCGATACTAACGCTGGCAATGACGAAATGTTGGCAGCTAACAAGCTGGATATCACAACATTCGGTGGCAGCGATCTTGGCGTAGCGAGTGAAGTTACTTCTATCCCAATTGCTGTTGGTGGCGGTGCTGGTGGTATCACTTCTCCATTGGCAATCCTAAACCGTATTGCACGGCAAATGGATCAAGCCAACGTAGATACAGATGGCCGCTGGGTAGTGATCGATCCGGTATTCGCAGAAGTACTGATGGATGAGTCTAGTAAGCTTATTAACGCTGACTTCGGTGGTGGTGATGAGTTGCGTAACGGACGCTTGCCCGGAACACTTCGTGGGTTCTCAATCTACAAGTCTAACAACCTTCCATACTTAGGTACTGGTGCTGGAACAGCCGATTCTGCGGGTTCTGAGACTAACTTCGGTGTGATGGTTGCTGGTCACGCATCTGCGGTAGCTACGGCTCAACAGATTGCCAAGACTGAGACCTTCCGGTCACCTACTACCTTTGCAGACATCGTGCGCGGCATGAGTCTCTACGGGCGCAAGATTCTTCGCCCAGAAGCTCTGTTCACAGCGAACTACAACCTCGCATAGTCTAGGTAGGGGCAGTGGCAATCACTTTAACCAATCGTGCTAAGAATGCCGCCTTGAACGGCATCGTGGACGATATCGACAGCGGCGGTTCTGCAGGTACTCTGCAAATCCTAGATGCTGGAGATAATGAGTTAGCAACATTGCCCCTTACCAACCCAGCATTCGGAGCCGCAGATAGTGGCTCCGTTTCTGCTAACGCCATTACCACGGACACTACGATCAATGCTGGTACGGCAACCCAATTCAAAGTCTTTACTAGCGGTGGCTCCGAAGTCTTCAGAGGCACTGTGACTAACGAAGGCGGCGGCGGTGATCTCACCTTAACCAACGTCAATCTTTTCGCAGGAGACAGGTTAGCTGTGTCCTCTTTCACCATCACGATTTGAGGAACAGGAGAAACACATGAGCCTCTCAAACAGTTTTGAAACACACACTTTAAAATACTTGCTGACTTCAGATTCAGTAACACGACCGACTGCTTGGTACGTGGCGCTTTGCACCACAGATCCCACGGATTCAGCACTCGGCACCGAAGTTTCTGGCGGCGGCTATGCCCGTCAGTCAGTTGCCTTTACTGTGTCAGGCGACAACGCTTCCAACACCTCGGCAATCGAGTTTCCCGAAGCAACGGCAAACTATGGCACTGTAGTAGCAGTAATGATCATGCCAGCATCTAGCGGCGGGTCAGCTTCAGACATGATCGTACACGCCCAGTTAACTGCCGATAAAACTATTTCCACTGGCGATATTTTCAGAATCCCCGCGGGCGATCTCGACATCAACATTGAGTAATAGGAGCGGCTGATGGCTATTCTTAGCGATAATCTAGAGCTTGCCCTGATCAAGCATCTTTTTAAAAAGGCTAATTTTTTAATCCCTGCAGGGATGTGGTTGGGTCTACACACCGGAGATCCGCTTGATGGGAATACAGGCTCGAATGAGATCTCTGGGAATGGCTATGCCCGTGTGCAGGTTGTTGATAACGACCATAATGCAAATACCAGTTCTTCTTCGGGTATGTTCAGCAAGTTTGGCTTCGATACCAATGACAATATAACCAATTCTTCTGCCATCGATTTTGCTGAAGCAACCGGCAGTTGGGGTACGGTTACACACTGGTCACTTTGGAGCCATGTCACGGAAACTGGATCTAGTTATTTCTTAATGTCTGGAGCTTTAAGCAGCGGCGTAGGAGTGGCTTCAGGTGATCAATTCAGGATTTCTTCAGGTCAGTTTGATATTACCTTCCCAAATCGTTGGGGTGTGGGATCAGGCACGGTAACGATAGCCGAAGACACGAGCTATACTTTGTACCAAACTACAACTGAATGGCGCAGACAGCTTGCCCGTAGATTAGGCTTTATAAATGAGCCGTGGGGGCCGTTTCACGGCGATGGTTACGATTGGGCAAGTACTTATGATCCGGGGTCATCCTCTGAAAGGATTATTTCAGCAAATCGAAACAGAGCATGGCCCAATATCTCTCTTCCGTATTATGACTTCACTTTCCAATCTGTAAATCAATCAACAGGTTCTGCTTCAACTACCACTGTTTCTGATAGTCGATTATATCTTGGTTTATATCGAAGTGACCCCGGAAGTAATGCCACGTCAGTAGACGCTTCCGCATCAGGTTCGACAGGAGAGTTTGATGGAAATGGCTATGCACGACAGGAAATTATCGGCCCTAGTACAAACGTATTTGGAACCCCAACCACTGATGGTAGCGGCGTAACATCAATTACAAACACCTCTGCAATTGCTTTTCCAGAAGCCACAGGTAATTGGACGGGATCAGCAACGCACTGGGGCATCTATCGTGGAACATTTGGAGGCACTGGAACTAATGGTTCTGCAGCCCAGTACGATAGCAACGGCAGTGCTACCTACCGTAAGTCTAAAGACCCATTAATTACTGGCGCTTTGACCACTTCTCGCAGTGTAAACAGCGGAGATATACTCCGATTTGGCATCGGGGATTTTGTCATCAAATTAGATTAAGGAACCCACATGGCTCGGTTCGCAGATCGTGTAAAGGTTTCGACCTCTACAACAGGCACAGGCACGGTTACGCTAGGCTCTGCGGAGACTGGTTATCAAACCGTGCCTTCTTCTTTGGATGGTCACACAGTACGGCTTGTAATTGAGGATACCGGCGGCGCATGGGAGGTATCTACAGGTGTATATACGCATTCGGGTATTACTCTTTCCCGCACGTTAACGAGTTCAAGCACGGGCAGTTTGTTAAACCTGTCTGGCAATGCCAAAGTCTTTATCAGTGCTTCTGCAGATGATCTTGATCTGCTTTATGCTGACATTACGGTTACTGTATCGGGCGGCAACTACCTGATTGATGGTACTGCTAATCAGACGATTACTTTAGTGCCTTCTGTTACCTACCGCTTTGATGTTTCTGATAGCACAAATGCTAGTCACCCGCTACGCTTCAGCACAACCTCAGACGGCACTCACAACAGCGGTTCTCAGTTCACCACGGGCATCACTGAAGTAGGCACACAAGGCACTGCAGGAGCCTATATCGAGGTAAAACTAGAGCAGGATTGCCCAGCGCTTTATTACTACTGTGCAAACCACTCAGGCATGGGCGGTGCAATCGTTGTAAGACCGCCCGTGGTTGGAACTGACGCCTTAGCCTATGATGCCAACCTTCAAAGTTTTGTATCTGCGTTTACGCTTCCAACCTCAGACGGTTCAGCCGACCAACTTTTAAAAACTAATGGTTCGGGAACTCTGTCCTTCGTGGATGGCGGCGGTGCAGGGTTTGGAACAGTAAACGTGGCCTCACGCACTCTTACGACTGACACCACTGTAGGAGCCACAGAAAGCGCTCTCACGGTTGGGCCGCTTACCATTGCCAGCGGTGTAACTTTAACTGTTGCGGCTGGGGGAAGGCACGTAATCCTATGACCGAAATTCGTGTAGACACAATCGTTGATGCCGCTGGAACAGGCGCACCCGACTTTTCTACTGCTCCAACCGTGGGCGGTGTTGCGCTGGGCAGTCTAGCTACTTCCAGCTTTACTAGCAGTGGTACTGAGCCATCAAGCCCTAGTGATGGTGCAGTTTGGTGGGATACTACAAACAGCGAATTGAAGATCTATGCAAACAGTGCGTGGCAAACGGTTACTTTGGGAGCTTCACCACCCGCTTTACCTTCGCATTACGGCGATAGGGGAATACAGGGGCCGGGATATAGCGCAGTTGAGTATTCAGGTACTAACAATATAGGGAATACGATTGATTATTGGGATTTTACCACCCTTGGCAATGCTTCTGACTTTGGAGATGATGCACATTACATTTCTGGTTGCTCTTGTACGGCGGGCGCTGGACGAGGATTTATTATCGGTGGAAATGAAAACGGTACTCTGATTGCAAATATTCGGACAATTCTTACTGCCACTTTAGGTAATGCAAGTCAGTATGGTTCTATAGGAGTAGCTAAACAAGACACTTGTGCAGACAATGATGCAAACCGAATGTTTGTTTCTGGATTCACAAGCACCGATAACCGTATTGAGTATAAAAGCATAGAATCCTCTGGAAACACTGCTGATTTTGGAGACATTACAGACAACGATTATCAAGCAATGGGAGCGGCTTGTGATGGCACTAGAGGCTTCTTTATGGGCGGGAACGGCAACAATGGTAGAACTAATCGAATTTGTTCTATTGTAGTACAAACAACGGGTAACGCTACTGACTGGGGTGATCTTGTAATCTCTTGTCTGAATACAAAAGCGTGTGGCAATGATACGAGGGTTTTGCACTGTAGAGGTAGAAACTCAAGTTTAACTGATTTTTCTGAAATATATTATTTCGACACATCTTCTGCAGGTAATGCATCTAGCTTTGGAGATATGGGTGATAATACCTATTTGGGTGGGATGTCGTGTAATGCAACCAGAGCCTGTTATTCTGGCGGTACTGGGTCTTGGCCTAATAAAAGAGATCAGATTGAATATGTCACAATAGACACCCTTGGTAACGGAGCCGATTTTGGTGATCTAACCAAAGAACGGGGTAATACTGATTCAATGTCGGGGGCCGCTGCTTAATGTCAGAGATTACAGTAGATAAAATTAACAATTCAGCTGGCACAGGCGCTGCTAATTTCACCTACGGGATTAAGGTTGGTGGAGTGGCACAATCCATTGGCTCTGGTACATTTACTAGTAGTGACACTGAGCCATCAAGCCCTAGTGATGGTGATATTTGGTATCAACCAACGCTTAGGTATTTGGACTATCGGGCTGGGGGTGAGTGGAAGCGAGTTATTGGCAGTGGAACGTCAAACCCTCCCGCATATTTTGGCGATAGGATGCTTGTAGCGGGAGGTGGTATCGATATCAGCCCGTACCGAACAAGTGCAATTCGTTACATAGATTTGACTGGTTCAGGTGGATCAACCAACTTTGGATCTTTAACAAGTAGTAGAAATGGCGCTCACGGCGCAACAGGCGACACTAGAGGAATATTCGCAGGGGGTGTAATAAGCAATTACATTAACAACATCGAGTATGTCACCATTCCGACAACTGGAAATTCTACTGATTTTGGTGATCTAACAGAGATAATGATGGCTTCTTCTGCATCCGATGGTACTTACGCAATCTTTGCGTTGGGCGATGGTGCAAACGCATATAATGGCTCGATTTCACAAATTACAATAGCAACTACTGGAAACGCTACTTCTTGGAGCGGAACGCTAACTACCAATAGGGGTAATGGTAGTGGCGCTTCTGACGGTACTAAAGGTTTCTTTTTTGGCGGGTACGAAACGGGTTATGTTAATACAATAGATTATGTGACTATCGCTACCGATGCTAATGCTACGGATTGGGGCGATTTGATTGTAGCTAGAAATGGCAGCGGCGACTCTGCTTGTGGAACTAACAGCCGTGTTCTCACTGCGGGTGGTCAGATTTCGGGTAGTAAAACCGATGCTATTGAATACATTAACCCCGCTAGTGCTAGCAACGCTTATGACTTTGGGAATCTGACTTCTCAAATGGGAATGACTACTTCTGCTTGTAACAGCACTAAAGCTTGTTGGGTGGGCGGCACTTATACCAATGGCGTTAAAACCGATACGCAGCAAATAGTCACCATAGATACAGCGGGAAACGCCTCGGCTTTTGGAACTTATTCGATTGCGTTGCAGAGTGGGGGATCTTGTTCGGGGGCCGCTTCATAATGAGTACATTAAAAGTAAATACCATTAAAGATAACGGCACAGCGATTGACCTTGAAAACGGTATTAAGATTGCTGGTGCCTCACCTACACAAAATTACACTGCCAGTGGAACTGAGCCTAGTAGCGGGAATGCAAACGGCGACTATTGGTGGGATACTGGCAATGACCAACTTTATCAGTATTGGGATAGCGAGTTTAGAGCGATTACTACTGTACCCCCACCGCCACCAGTTTCGCATATTGGCGATAGGATGGTCGTAGCGGGTGGTACCAGTTCTCAAACATCTGCAATTCGCTACATAGATTTAACTGGTTCTGGTAACTCATCCTCATTTGGATCTTTAACAAGTGCTAGAAATGGAGTCTCAGGCGCATCAAGTGGTAGTCGAGGGGTATTCGCAGGGGGTGTAATAAGCAATTACATTGACAACATCGAGTATGTTACAATCTCTACGCCGGGAAATTCTACCGATTTTGGCAATCTGACAGCTATTCAACAGGTTTCTTCTGCATCTGATGGCACTACCGCAATCTTTGCATTGTGGGATGGTGCAAGCACATATCACGGCTTTATATCAAAAATTACAATAGCAACTACTGGAAACGCTGCTAATTGGGACTACTTCATAACTCAGACTAGGGGTAATGGTAGTGGCGCTTCTGACGGTACTAAAGGTTTCTTTTTTGGCGGGTACGCCTCTACAGGTCGTGTAAATACTATAGATTATGTAACGATTGCCACACAGTCTAGTGCAATTGACTGGGGGGATCTTTCTTCAGTTAGGGATTCACAAGGACAAATGGCTTGTGGAACTAGCAGTCGTGTTCTTCACGCTGGTGGTCACAATGGAACTACTTATACTAATACTATCGAATACCTTAATCCCGCTAGTGCTGGAAACACTACTGACTTTGGTGATCTGACTGTAGGAATGAGGTTTGGCTCTTCTGCTTGTAACAGTACTAAAGCTTGTTGGGCTGGTGGTGGATCAACGTCAGGGATAGTGAACACTCAACAAACAGTCACTATAGATACCACTGGGAATGCCACGACTTTTGGCACTTACAATGCGGCGTTGCAGAGTATGGGGGCTTTATCGGGGTTCCCTTCGTAATTACTAGACTAAAAACTTCAAGGAAAATTTATGACTAATATCGTCACGAAACCCATCACGTTTTCGCTGCCTATTGAGGCATCTGAAAACATTAATCAGGTAGCGGCGGCTAGGGTTGCTGAAAAATTGCCAGAAATAGATCAGGCCACACGAGCCTTTGATCGTCAGAACTCTCAAACGACATTGAGCTTAATGAGCCTCACGATGCTTAACGGGCATTCTCCGATGCGGATGCTTCGTCAGGTGGCTGCAGAGGTTGAAACTCGTAAGATGGCTCTGAATGAAGCGCAAGTCAGCCACGCTGAGTGCCGTGAAGAAATATTAGAATTAGAAGGCCAAGACGATATCGTATCAGAGGCCAAGTTGCGTATGAAGCGCCACGCTTTAATGTCGCTAGAGCATAAAATTAATGGCTCCATTAAAGATATTGCTACGCTGTGTGACGCCTACGACAATCTTAAAGAAAAACACGGTATTGATGAATGGGATGAGGTTTCCTTCGAAGCTGAAGAAAAGCGGCATCACGTTAGACGGGCCTTTGAGCTTATGTACCGCAATTTGTTGGATGGGGGTCGAGCCTCAACTTCTACAATCGAATATATGCAGCAATACGGTGTACATCCACAGGTCGGTTTTACTGAGGTGAATGGCTATTTGCAGGTGTGTGGTCAACGCATTGGACAAGGCGAATTGCTGCACTCAAACGATCTTGAAGATTTCTTGGATGCAATGGCTGAAAAGTATCACAAAAACGTCGATGCTACTGCCGAAAGGATTTTTGGAAAAGCTGATTTTGTAAATCCAGAGTATATGATGAAGCTCGAAAAGCCAAAAGGGGATGAAAATGTTTCTGAAGTATAAACTTCATCGAACAATTATCGGGAACACAACACCGCCGTGGGTTGAAAATCCGGGTCACTTTCCTGATCCAGACGATAACACTTATATTGGTTACACGCCTGATGAAGCTGATCGGGAGTATTGGGTTCCTGATACCGTCACAAATTATACGCAGTCAGAACTGGTTGCCCACGTTCTTGATCTGCATTCTCGCTACCCGATGTTAAACGCTTCTGCAGATGGCAGTGGCGTGATTGACCCAGATTATCAACCAAGTGCTATGACGAATGATGAAGTAACAGCATTTGTGAACACTTGGGCGACTGCAGTTAGTTCTTAAAAGGAACCTAAATGCTCGGCTTTAGCCCCCTCGCAGCAGCACCGCTTTCTGCTCTCGACGCTAACATCGTTGAGGTAGCAGCCAGTGCGTCTATTGCCGCTTCTACAGCGGCTTCTGCGGTTGAGGTTAGAGAGGCTAGTGCTGGTGCTAGTGTCGCCTCTAGCGGTGTTGTAGAGGCTAAGAGGGTCGCTGTTTCTAGTGCTAGTGCTAGTATCGCCTCTAGCGGCTCTGTAGAGGCTAAGAGGGTCGCTGTTTCCGATGTCGCCACTACGGCTTCATCTACAACCAGTATCGATGTAATTAGAGTTCGTACCGCCGATGCGGCTGCTTCAATCCCTGTATCGTCCTCAATCACCTCTGAGGGTGTTACTCTTGCGGCAGCAACTACATCAGTAAATTCAACGTCAGCACTTTCAGCGGTACGGGTGGCTACGGCAGACGCCACCACCACGGTGGCAATAAGTTCAACTGTTGCCGGTGAGGAATCCACGGTTGTAATTGCAGCGGCCTCAGCGTCTTGTGCTTCCACATCTTCGATTGCTGCAGTTACAGTAAAATCTAGTTCTGCCACAGCGTCTTGTGCGATTACCACAGGTGCAATTTCTAAACGAGTACGAAACTCGAATATTGTGGCTTCGGTCACAACTGTTATCGCAGACGCAGTCAATAAAGTTCGCCTTGGCAGACCAAGCACAAATATCACTGCCGTAAGCACCGTTGATTATCAGCGCATTATAAATACAGCCGCTGCGGCTTCTATTGCTGCAACCACTACAAGTACTGCAGCGCTTAAATTACGTGCGGCTCCAACAACATCTATTGCTTCAACGGCAACTCTGAACGCCGCTCAATCTTCTCAGATCGCTACAGATACCGGCCTAGACACCACGGCTTCTGTAGTTGGGCAACTTGCTGTCAGTGCTGAGACAGACACGGAACTCGGCACAGATGCCACCGTTGTAGGCAAAAGAAGTATTGGTGTTGAAACTGAGACAGTTTTAAGCACTGATGCAGCGGTCGTAGGCTCCAGAAGCGTGGGCCTCGAAACTGAAACAAGTTTTGGCACCACGGCTTCAGTTGTAGGTTCAAAAGCCACTGACGCTGAGACAGATACAACTTACTCGACAACAGCAAGTGTGACGGGCCGCTTAAAAGTAATAGAAGCAGCCGCATCCACTTCTATAGCTGCCACCAGCGATGCCGTTGCCCAAATACTTATAGATGGCAGTGCAACAGCTTCCGCTTCTACCTCTACGTCAATTTCATTCGAGCGCATCCGTACCGCTAATATTGCGGCAAACGCTCAAACCACTACTGCGATTGCTGCCGTGCGGGTTATAACACCTGACATTACAGCTTCCATAAATTTTGCTACATCTGCCGATATTGCTCGGATCATTAAAGCTGCCGCAAATACAAATATCGCAACACAAGCGACTATTTTAAGTGAAGAATTTAGAGCGGCTAACACGGTAACCAGCTACAGCTTTGTTGGTTCAGTAACTGCAACTACGGGTACTAATGTTGGCGCAGACAATACTTACGAATTTGCTGGGGTCTTAGATGCGGGATTAGGCGCAGATATTGCCGCCGATACGACTTATAGCTTTACCGGCTTTTTAGACGCAGGTTTAGGCGCAGATATTGCCGCTGATACGACCTACAGCTTCGTTGCAAGCTTGGATGCGAGTAAAGGCAGAGTTGCACAAACCGATACGACCTACAGCATCACGGCTGCAGCGGTTGGCACACTTGCAGAAGACATTCAAAGCGAGACAAATCTAGTATTTGCAGCTACGGTTACTGGCTCTATCCCAGAAAACTCCGAAGCTGATGAAACGTATACATTTGCTTCCGTAGTTACAGGCGCAATAGCTGAACGTGTTACCACTGATTTGGCTGTATCGGCTACGGTAGATCCTGAAGTAATACGTCTAGGAAGAACCTCTACCAATATACAATCGTCTGCAGAAATTGATGCAGAGCGAGTATCGACATCACTTATTTCAGCAACGATCTCCTGCACTGCTCCTGTAGCTGCTCAATTAGTTGCCCAGCCGCAAGTATCCGCTGAAGTTGAAAGCTCTGTCGTTGTTTCGTTTGATCGTATTAGAAAAGCTACTGCAGCGACTGATATATCATCAACCACCGCTATCGATGGTGATTCAGTTGCAGACGGTAGGCCGTCTACTAATATCGGGGTTACTACTCAAGCCAATCCCGAAGGCGTATTCCAGAGTGGTGCTACTGTTACTATCACCAGCGTAGGCCGGTCTAATTCTAGTTTAACCTTAACTGGTACTATTAGTAGTACTCTTAATAGCCCCATTGTGAATGCCGAAGGCGCTCAAAACATAACTACTAGCGTGATTGAGCCGCCATTTACTTCAAGAAGTTCAGATCTAAATGTGTCGCCGTTTGCGACTACCTCAACTTCTACTCCAAGCAGCCCGTTTAGAAACGCAGCTTAAAAAGGCCCGTACATGACTACTTTTATTGACCTGACTAATCGGGTGCTAAGGCGACTCAATGAAGTCGAGCTTACGCAGTCTGACTTTGAGAACGCCCGTGGCATACAGGCGGCGGCTAAGGATGCGATTAACAGCGCCATATTTGACTTTAACGCACAGCAATTCGAGTGGCCTTTTAATGCGGCTGAGGAATTGACGCAGCTTGTCGTGGGGCAGACCGAATACTCCAATCCGACTAGGGCTAAGACGTTAGAGTGGAACTCTTTCCAGATTGTGGGTGATGGAACCTACTCCACAGAGAACCGTTCACTGCAGTACATAGATCGAGATGTCTGGTACAAGAGCTATCGGGATAAGGATGATGACGCAGCTACGTCAGGTATTGGTCGGCCTGAGTATGTATTTCCCAGCCACGGCGTAGGGTTTGGTATTAGCCCTGCACCCGACAAGCCGTACCGCCTTGAGTTTAGATACTTCCTGCACCCGACTGAGCTTGTAGCATATAACGATACACCTACAGGCGCTTCGGTTTATCCTGATGTATTGACGCCAGTCTTCGTAGAAGGTGCGTTGTACCACATCTATATGTTTAAGGATAATCCAGAGTCGGCCCAACTAGCCCAGCGCAATTTTGAACGGGCTATAGCCGACATGAAATCACAATACATCAACAGCTACAGCGAAGTCAGAGACACCAGAGTGAACTTCGGCGGTGGTAATGTTTCAGCCAGTTTTAGATCAGTGAGTGGTTTATAGTGGATCGTATCGACTCATATAAAGTAATCTGCAAAGGCGGGTTGAATAGCAATGAGAACCATCTGGATCTTGCTGCCAACTATCCCGGTGCAGCTACTCGCCTATTAAACTACGAGCCTAGCTTATTTGGCGGCTATAGACGCATCGAAGGCTTTGATCACTACGACACTACGGTTACCTATTCTGGCGGCGAGTACGGGCAGGAAGTACAGGCATTAGACGGGTCTTCCAATCCTGTAGCCGAAGGTAAGATCCTTGGACTCTGCATGTACCGCAATGAAATTTTAGGATCGCCTTACATTATAGCCGCACGTAAGGATGTTTCTGGAAATACTTACTCTTTCTGGAAACACATTACTGGCTCTGGCTGGAGCAAAATCACCACTGGCTTTACGCATAATACCGTTAGCGGATCTAAGACGATTAACAAGATACGCCATGTGCAGTTTAACTTTGGCAGTGGTTCTATGGTGGCCTTTGCTGATGGTATAAACCCTCTGACAATCTTCGATGGTACGAACTGGAAGCAGGTACTCTCAGCCAACTCAGGTGGATCGTCTAGTGCCGGTGGGCCGAATGCCTATGACGCCCCTGAAATCGTAGAAGTGTTTGAGCAGTATTTGTTTATTGCTGGTGATACGAGCTACCAAAACGGCATTGCTCATTCAGCGCCACAAGATCCATACACTTGGACTACGGCGGCTGATAGTCATCAGTATTCTGCAGGATTTAAAGTCGTTCAGCTAAAGCCGTTTCGTGAGGATTTATTTGTATTCGGGCAGAACGCCATTAAGAAGCTGTCCAAGAATACAGCCCAAGGAGCCACGGCCCCGTTTAAGCCCGATAATGTAACCAGCAATGTAGGCTGCGTAGCCCGTGACTCCGTACAAGAACTAGGTGGGGATCTAATATTTCTTAGCCCTGATGGCCTACGCCCTGTATCGGGAACTGCCAATATCGGTGACGTAGAGATCCGCTCTATAAGTAAAAATATACAAGCCAAGCTCACTGATATTATCCGTAACGAGGATTTAGATACGCTTAATTCTACGGTCATCAGAGCTAAGTCTCAAATCCGTCTTTTTGTGGGAGACAATACTTCCGAAGGCAAGGGCATATTAGGTGGCTTAACCAGTACTCCACAAGGCATGGGGTGGGAGTTTTCTGAATTACTGGGATTTAAAGTATCGGTCTGCACCAGTGAATACATAGGAGCAGAAGAGTACGTCTTACATGGCGGTTTTGATGGTAAGGTATATCGCCAAGAGACAGGCAATAGCCTAGCCGGTGATAACATTATCAGCCTCTACTCCACGCCGTTCTTAGACTTTGGCGACACTGAAATCCGCAAGGTAATTCATAAACTAAATACATTTATTAGGGCAGAAGGCCCGTTCACCATGCTGCTCAACATCGAATACGATTGGTCTGATCCAGACACCTCTACGCCACGGGATTACAGCCAAACCTCTACCGGCGCACCCACAGTCTATGGCGGCAGAAACATAACTTATAACGCTACAGACGTTAAATACGGCGGCTCTAGTAAGCCCGTCATCGTGTCGGACATACAAGGCAGCGGCTACTCGACTAGAGCTACCTTCGTAACGGACGCAGTAGCCAGCCCACATTCTATTCAAGGGCTAGTATTTGAATTTGCACAGTCAGGGAAAAGATAATGGCAGGATACACCAGACAGTCGGCAAGCAGCATACAGAACACACTGGATATTACTGCAGCGCCTTTAAACGCAGAGTTTAACCAACTCGAAACAGCCTTTGGAACCACAGGCCATACGCATACAGGTTTAGCGGGGGATAGTGCAAAGATACCTCTAGCAAGCTCAGTTACCGGCTATCTTTCTGCCGCCAATGGTGGAGTAGGAGGATTGAACAAGCTGGATGCTACGGCAGATCCTACAGCCAACGATGATACAGATTTAGGCTACGCAGTTGGATCTATTTGGGTGAACGTGACTACGGATCGTATGCACATTTGTGCAGATAGCACGGCAAATTCGGCGGTCTGGCAAGCCTTAGCTCATATTACGACCGGCGTTGGTTCAATGCTTCCTGATGTAACAAATACGAAGGACATAGGTTCTCTAAACACTCGATGGAAGGATTTGTTTCTGAGCGGTGATGCTTCAGTGGCTGGTGATATTACCGGCGATAGTGCCACAATTACGAATGCAGTTTCAGCCGCCAGCTATGTAACGACATCTGATTACAGAACTAAGACGGTTGAAGGTAGTTTAAGAGACGCCACTCATTTAGTTATGTCGGTAGATGCCATTATGGGTAAGCGGGATACAGACACACAATCAAGGGCCATGTTTATAGCACATGAACTTCAAGAAGTTGTTCCTTGGGCAGTATTTGGGGATAAAGATGCTGAAGATGTTGACGGTATGCCGGTGTATCAAACCGTGGACTACTCTAGCCTAGTACCCGTCCTGTGGTCAGCGTTACAGGAAGCTAATGATCGCATAGAAGAACTAGAGCAACGCCTGTAAGTAAGTGTTGAATTATGCGCCGAATTAGTGTATAATAGTAGTATATTTAATTTATTTTATAAGTGATTTTAATAAAATGCATCCAACTAATGTATCGCAGCAATGCGTTGATCTTGTTAAGAAATTTGAAGGCTTGCACAAAGTCAAGGACGATGGCCTAGTACACTCATATCGCTGTCCAGCCGGTGTTTGGACGTTGGGATTTGGGAAAACTAAGGGTATTCGTTCTGGAATGACTTGCACTATAGCAGAGGCAGAGCAACATCTTAAAGATGACTTAGAAGAACACGGTAAGATAGTTAAACGTCTAGTCAACGTACCTCTAAGCCAAGGTCAGTATGATGCCCTAGTGTCGTTTGTATTCAATGTCGGCGGCGGCAACTTTAAGTCATCAACAGCCCTAAAGCGTCTGAACTTAGGAATGTACGACGATGTACCTGAGCAACTGCAAAGATGGAACAAGGCACGGGTAGATGGCAAGCTAACACCCCTACGAGGACTGACTCGACGCCGTGCAGCGGAAGCAGCTATCTTTAGCCGTGACGCACAATTGCCTTCAGATGAGGGTGGCCCTGCTATGGTACAAAAGCCTACTGCAGAGGCTCCTAAGAAACTTACTAAATCCAAGACTATGGTAGGCGCTGGTATAGCGGGTGCAGCCACGGGCCTGAACGAAGTTGCAGGGCAATTACAGGGGCTGGTAGCCTATGCTGACAGCCTAAAAACAATCTTCCTATTGTGCGCTATAGGCGGGATTGCCTTAGCAGCATACGCCCGTTGGAAGGATAACAAAGAAGGCGTCCATTAGTGTTCGTCTTCGGTAAGATCAAGTCCTACATCATAGGCGCTTTAGCTCTGGCCTTACCTATCATTTACTTGATGGGTCAGGTCAAAGGACGGGCCAAAGAGAAAACCAAAGTCCTTGAGGACGAATTGGAGGCACAGACAAAAGCCTCTAATTTTTACAAAAATATGGCAGAACATGAGAACGATACTCTTACTGATCGTCGCTCTGTCACTGACCGGCTGCGTAACAACGGTTTATAGAACGCAGCTTGAGGTCTACTGCCCTTCGATGGCGCAGTATGATGACAGATTTAATAATCAATTAGCAGATGAAATCGAAGCTCTTCCCTCAGATAGTCGGGCGATAGAGGAAGCGATGAAAAACTACATTTACTTACGTGATCGTATCAGACGGTGCGAAGCCGAAAGGGATAATATCAATGGCTGAAGATGATGTGACAATCGATCCCGTGGGGGATGGAACAGATAAGCAAGACATCTTCGATCTAGACGGTGCTATGGATGACGTTGGCATGACAGATCAGGATGTAGATATTCAGGCATTAGCTACTGATCCTAATACGTTTTTGGCTGATAATGATCTACAGCTTACAGATAATTATACTGAGCTAGATGCAGACGCTACGGGAACAAATCTTGATCCTACTGATGATCGTTATGATCTGGGTGAGGATCTAGTCATAGATAATACGAATACGGTAGATGAAGACGATGTCGAACTGGCTACTGAAATTACCGATACTCCAGACGCAGCGGGATACTCAGATAATGTAGAGACTGTAGAAGGTTCATTAGGCACCCCATTAACTACGGTTAATGCAGCACAAGGTGAACTCACTGAGGATTCTGATGCGCTTATAGACGCCAGTGATATAGAAATTGACATTGATGCGGTAGCTTCAGGGGTTAATGAAGATGGTACGGTAAACAGTACTGGGGAAGCGTTAAATCAATACGCTACTCAGAACTTCTCCACCATTATTGATACTTCTACAACGTCTGGCCGTTTACTTGCGGAAGAATTGGGAGAGGGTAACTATACTGACGCGAAGGCTACTATAGCTGGGCAGATGGATATTATAAGCCGTCAGTTTAAAGACCCCGATACTGGTGAGCCAGTTATCCCGCCGTGGGCGCAATCTACTGCCCGTATGTTGAAGCGTAGTATAGCCTTCGATGGTATGTCAGGAACTGCAGCGACTGCAGCGATGGCAAACGCAATTATGGAAGCGACAATTGGCATATCCAAGGATGAGGCAGCTTTCTTTCAGACCTTGACTACAGAGAATTTAGACAACCGCCAAGAGTCAATCATCAACAAGGCTCAGGCACTGGCTAAGTTTGAGGTAGCCAATCTAGGGGCTAGGGAAACTGCGGCTGTTAATAACGCTGATGCCTTTCTGCAAATGGATCTAAAGAATTTAGACCTAGAGCAGGAAGCTGAGATTATTAACACACAAGAGCGAATAGACGTAATGCTGTCGGACGCCGCTGAAACCAACGTGGCCCGTAGATTTGATGTAGAGCAAGAAAACGACTTCACAAAATACTATGACAATCTGAATAGTAACATCCAGATGCATCGTTCTGAGCAACTAAATGCAATTAAACGGTTTAATGCGGGTGAACTAAATGACGGCGCTGAGTTTGAAGCCGACATGGAAGATAGCCGACAGAGATACTACTCCGATATGCAGTATCAGATCGACTCCGACAATGCTCAATGGCGGCAAACTGTAACTGAAACTAATGCAGAAATGTCCTTCGATGCCGCTAACGAGGATGTTCGTAATGGATTGGATCTCAGCCAAGAGGCGATGAACCAAATGTGGGATCGGGTCGATAGTCTACTGGATCACACAGTAAATAATTACAACAACGATGCGGATCGTGATGCTAATATTCTAGCCACTACAATTACAGCACAATCTAGAATGTCTGCCCCCTCAAATGATCCAATCGTAGATGGTCTGTTCACCCTAGCTGCGGCGGCTATTGGATCTAGAGGTTACGGCGGTGTAGGTGGCGGTGCTGGCGGCGATATTGATGTTATAGGTGGTACTCTAGGTACGGTAGGTAATGTTTATAACTGGGTCACTGGCGCTAATACAAACTTAGCTGCGGATGGAATAGATGTATTATCTGGGGCTGAGAATGTAGTGAATTACTTTACTGGGGCCGAGGGAGACAGTGCAGCAGACTTTAGCTCTCTACCCGCCACAGTCACAACATTTACCAAGGCAATTGGCTTAACTGGTGAAGGTGGTGTGCTAGGAAGCATGGCTAGTGGTTTTAGTAGCATGGGGGCATGGGCGGCGGCAAACCCTGTAACGGCAGGAATAATTGGCCTGACTGCCGTTAGCCTAGCACTTAAAGAAGCGGGTATTGATGTAGATGTTAACCCCTTTGATGAGGGGGTATTGGAAATAGATCTAGTAGATTCCGCAAAAAGATTAATGGAAGGTGATGTTGATTTAAACCCATTCGATGACGGGGCGCTAGAAATTGATCTCGTAGGTTCGATTGAAAATGTGACGGGTGAAGTTGATTTAATCGACAGAGATTATTTGAATTGGGGTTGGTAAAATGAAGTTTGAAGATGCAGTGCAAAAGTCCGTTAAATTATTCTTAGGTGGTAAAATGCCTCCTAAGACCGCCGACATAGCTGAGAACGGTATAATGTACACACCAGACTATTTTGATGAGCTTGAAGAGCGCCTTTTAGGGGCTATTGAAAAGGATGATAAGTAAATGCGACTGCCTGTAGATGCACCAATTCCCGGCGCTAACATGACCGCCGATACAAGAAACTACCCTTGGCATCGACCGCCAGAGTATACTGACTATGATGAAGCGGTAGAATATCTTATTGGCAAGGTAGATGAACCTGATCAACACGATTTGGTTATGTCACTCATTCAATTAAAAATGGATGTAACCAATGCGGTTACGGCTATGCTTTTACAGGCCATCCGCAAGGGTAAAATAGGAATTGATCTAGCTGTTTTAGTAGCAGGGCCAGTGGTCAGGCATATTGATATTATGGCTAAAGAAGCAGGTCTAAAACCGAAGCTATTGATTGAAAGCCGCAAAGCTAAAATCACGCCTACCAGCCTAAAATTAGCAATGGGCATCGTGGATGATGATGATGAAATACCTGATATGCCCGACACCCCTGCACCCGTATTACCTAAAGGTGGCTTGATGGGAAGTCCGAGCGAAGCAACTGCCATGAGTGCCACCGAAGGAGAACAGGCATCTATGTTGGGAATGACAAATACGGAAGAGGAGCCACAAGATGGGGTGGCGTGATACTCAGAGAGCAGTAGCTTCTGGAGCAATGAGCTTTCGACCAGAAGCCCCTAACGACATTCGTGAGGGAATAGGACTACTTTTAAAAACTAGAGCAAACTCCATCATGGATGCGGCTGAACGGCAACGAGAAGCCAGTATGGTTGCAATGGAAGAGGCTAAAGAACTGCGTAAAGAAAGAAATGCGAAAAGCAGAGCAGCCGCTCAAAAACAAAAAAAAGATAAAGAAACTGCCCAACAAATTCTAAAAAACCTTAATCAAGATTATAAAAATCAAAATCTAATAACTCACGTAATAGGTAATTTAGAATTAAATGGAGGCGATGGCGCGGCGACACTTAAATATTATACAGATTTAGGAAACAGATTAGGACTTGCTGCTTCTAAAGTAGAAATACCTAAACTTAAACAGCCCGGACGCGCTGGAGATTTAAGCCAGCAAACGGCTGAACTTATGGGCGTTGATATGGATTCTGTATTTGAAACGGATACAGGAAGTGCCAGCCAAGGTGTGACCAACAGACAAGCACGAAGTGCGTTTGAAGATGAAATGTCAATGTCTGAGAGCAGTGGTAGAGTTAATGAATTAGGTACTGATACCAAAGGTAGAAAGTTTGGTGGCGAGTTTCAACTGGGTAAGTTGAGGTTGCAGGACTATAATGAAATATATGGTACAAACTTTACTCCCGAAACTTTTGCCCAGTTAGAGAAAAAAGATCAAAAAGCTATAAACGACTGGCACTTCAGAGACATTAGTACTTTCATTAGAAACGAAGGTCTTGATGAGTTTGTAGGTGAAGAGATCAACGGTACTGTTTTAACGGAAGCGAGCCTTATAGCTATTGCTCATTTAGGCGGTAAAACCGGACTAAGAAACTACCTTACATCTGGCGGTGAAAAAAATCCTCACGATGAGAGTAAAAACCCTGACGGTACTATAGCTAAGACCTATCTTTCAGATTACGCGGAGAAGTTTGCTGACACTTCGTTTATGATGGAAGAATCTGGAGATGATCCTAACTTCAGATCGTTTATCATAGCCGACAAGAAAGGTTTACACGATCCGTTTAAAAAGGAGGATGGTACATACCACACTGCAGCACAGATTCTACTCATAGCCAATGACTCAGGAGATGCTGCTCTAATTCAACGCGCTAATAAAATTACAGCGCCTAGAATAAACCCAAGCTCACTCAGTAGAGGTGACCTATCTGCTAAAATTGCTGTTATGCAGCTAGAAGGTAGACCGGAAGCTGAAATAGCCCCCTATCAAGCCGCCTTGCAAGCCCGTAATGATCAAAAGGCAGTGGATGATATTCCTGACCCTACTACGGCTAAAGGATTATATTTTGCTGCAGAAAAAGCCTTAATACCAGAAGGACTAGCGCCAGAAGAATACAGTAAGCGTGTGGCTGCTATTGAAAATTCTTGGAATGAAGCAACTTCTTCTGAAAAGTTTACCCCGCGCACCTTATATCGAATAGGTACACAGACAACGACAAGGGTATATTCTGAAGAGGAGTATAAAAAACTAACTGGTTCCGGAGGCGGTTACAGTGACGTTCAGCTTGGTGCGGTAGAGCAAATAATGCAGGACTTTAGCATTAACCGCGAAGAAGCTTCACAACTCAAAAACGGCTTTATAAACATATCATCTGATGGTTTAGGCAGAGTTGTATTTGTAAATAAACAAACAGGTGAACAATCTTATCCTTCCAGATCAAGTCAGGCTCAGGATACAGAGACTCAGGGATTAATGTCAGAGGCTCTACAAGAGGCTATGCAAAGCGGTCAAACCGGAGACCCCAATAACCTGAGCGTTCCTAGTGTATTTTATGAGGATGAGCAGGGGAATAAAGTAGTAATTACTGCCGAAGAAAAAGCCGCTGCAGCATCTTTACTGACAGAAGCCGGTCTTGGTGGAGGTATTGCGGGATTGAAAGACATAAGCTCTGCATTTGGTCCTGAAGGCTGGGCTAAGAAGATTGGGAATAATATATCAGGCTTTGTCTTCGGAACCACCTTTGATGAGAACAGCGCAGAGGCAAAGTCTAAGTTGGAGAAGCTTAGAACTCTAACGGTCTTACAGCTTGTATCTGCATTTCCAAACATCCGAGACAGCGTAGCTCTCAAGCAGCAATTAGCTTCATTAATACCTGAACCGGGAAAGCTGTTGGATAGCGGATCTTTTAAGCCAAATGCTTTACGTGGATTTAAATCAGTCAAACAAATTCTAGAAGGTGCAGTCTCTACCCAGAGTAAAAATTCAGTGGATATGACTATGTCTACAAGAGATAATGCCAAGGCTAGAATGGCGTTAAACTCTCTTCTCCCTCTGTTGGAAATATATGAGACAATTGTTGAAGGGTTTGAAAACCCACAGAGCGGTACAACCCCTGTCGGCCAATCTTCCTACATAAAAAAGTGATGGTTAGGAAATTTTATGGAAATTGATGCAAGATTAATTCTGCAAGACCGTGCTAACGGTGTGCCTGATGAAGATATTTTTGAGACATTGCTACGAGATAGTGGCGGCTCATTAACTGTAGATGACTTCACTATGGACTTGAACGCCGCGAAACAATCTGGAGACAGCGTTTCAAGTATCATGGACTTCATCACTTCAGGTAAAGCTCTACGAACTAAAGATAATGTAGATGCAGGTATAGCCAGTAGCTCGATAGATAGTCAGCCAGAGGCATTACTCTCAGGCGCAGCTACTGGTGTAACTAATCTTATGGGTTTGCCTGTAGACCTTGTTAATATGGGTCTTCAAGCTGGTGAAGGATTGGTTAGAAAAGGCATCAATACAGTAGGTGGTGATGTCAGTACCAACCCTGATGACTTTTATCTTTCATCCTCTAACCCAATTGGCGGCGGTCAAAATGTAAGAGACACTATTGAAGCTGCTTCTCTAGGCACAGTCGATTATGTAGATAGCCGAGAAGAAGTTCCTCAAGAGTATAGACCTGCGTTTCAAGCTGGTAGGGTAATCGGGGAAAATGCCCTACCTATAGCCGGTGGCTTACAAGCTGCTAAAGCAGGATTCGGCCTTACCAATCCTCTCATGCAAGGGATCAGAAATAACCCTGCTAAATTTGCTGCAACAGAGGCCGCTGCCACTACAGGTGCGGCTGCAGGAGTGGCTGCAGTAGAGGCTGGCGGTCTAGGAGATAACCCTTGGGTTATGATGGGGGCAGAATTGCTAGGCGGCATTTCTGGAGCCAATGTAGGAGCTATCTCAAAAGCATCACCTTTAGGAATGGCATACAGACAAGGGCGTAAGGCAGTCGATCAAGTATTTTCTAGCTGGAGTGACACCGGAGCTAGAAAACTAGCAGTAGATCAAATCCTAAAAACTGCAGAGCAAACTAGAAAAGGCTTACTAGAAGAGGCCGATTTTGTTGAAAGTAACGGAAATACAACCTCTGCAACCGCACTTAGAGAACAGGCAGAGTTCTACACTCCTGAGCGAATAATATCAGACATAGAGACAGCCGACTCTTTAGGAGGTACTCTTGCGGCAGGAGACTTAACTGGTAACCCGCTGCTAATGGCAATGCAGAAGAGGTTAATGGTTGAAAGCCCTGAGTTTGGTAAAGACGTTATGGAACGGGCCAATCTAGTCTTGTCGGGCATTCTAAAGGCCTCTGATGTTATGGCTAGGGCCGGTAATACAGAGATGGCTAAAGCTCTACGAACAAATTTCTATTCCAGTGTGATCGACTCTAAATTAAAGCTAGAAGAAGATAAAGCAGCAGAAGCTTTAAAAGCCATGAAAGGCGACCCTAATGCGGCGTCAATCCTTACGCAGAAAACTATCTTCAAAGCTAAAGATAATATCAGAAGTATGGAGACTGCACTCTGGGATAGAATTAATCAGGAACAGTCTGTATCTGGAGAACAACTTTCTGCAGTAATACAGAAATTAAAAGACGGCCTTCCTGAAGGTAGAACAATCGCTGGCGGCGGTCAGCTTGATGACGTTATTGATAATCTGCAAGCAGAGATACGAAAAAACGGAAGTGTTACTGTAGGAAGAATACTTCAGTTTCGCTCTGAAATGTTAGATCAATCCAGATCATCTGCCGCTAATAGTGAATTTAAAAAAGCTGGTTTGTTTGATGATTTAGCCGCTGCATCTATTGATCAGCTAAGTACCTTAGACGGTGCGGCTGGTAGTGTTATTGACCAAGCCCGTGGCTTTAGTGCTGCTCTAAATAAAAGATTTACACGGTATTTTGTAAAAGATGTACTCGCCACAGAAACTAAGGGTGGTACAAGTATTAGAGATACCGCTGTATTAAGGGAAGGCTTTGGCTCTGGTGGTGCAGAGGCAGATGAAAAATTTAGAGAGCTAAGAGAGGCCGCTGAGTTTACTGACGCCGCTGCAGATAGAGTTGAATTAATCCGTATGGAAGATTCTCTAGCTGCTAAGAAGGCCGCTGCAGAGAACGTCGAGGAGCCTGTACCACCTACTACTGACGCAGCCACTACTGATGATGTAATCTATCCTGAGAACACCGCCTACCCTTACCGTGCCACGGCTGCAGCCCAGCGCCCTGTACGAGATGAATTTGGTCAGGTGCAGTTTGATGAGAATGGGGAGATGATTACTGAGCCAGTAGGTGATCCTTCCTTTAGAGAACCCGGATCTGGTAATGATATTTTTCCACCTGATGGAAGAAGAAGTACCTTTGAAAGACAATTTCAAGATGAAGTAACTGATGCTGTGCCGCCTGAAGCCGTTGGAGATGGAGACCCTGTTCCTAGAGATGAGTTACCAAACTTTGAGTCCACTCAGGAAAGATTGGACAAGATGTTTAACCGCCCTGAAGGGGAAACTTACAGTGCAGATCCTAAGCCTGAAGATGCTCCTAAAGACGGCCCTACAGTAGACTGGTCTAGGACTGGGGCTACTCCTGACTACTTGCCGCCCGCCCTAGCCGACGAACCTGTATTGCTGGGATTAACTATAAGCAAAGCCCAAGAAGACTTCTTACGTTCTAAGATTATGGAGTTTGAAGATGTTACTACAGGCGTTTTAGACCTCAAAGCCTTAGACAAATTTATCAATCAAAACCAAAATCTTGTTAATCAGTTCGATAGCTTTAAAGAAGATCTGCTTACGCTGTACGAGGCCAATAAGACCGCAGCGAGGCTAATTGATGAGTTAGGATTTGTAAGAAACACCGAAAGACTATCAGACGCTATAGGGAAAACATTAGCAACAGACACCCCAGTAGAGGGTTACTCTAGGCTGGCTAGGGAAGCTGTCGAAGCTGGTTCTATTGCTCCTGAAGCTAAGATTGATTTCAGAAATGCAACAATCGATGAGATATTTGCAGGAGCCGGTGATCCACCAGACTTCACCACAGTAGCTAAACGTATGTTACAGCCTATGAGTAGACGCTCAGGAGACCCTACTATTCTAGATGTGATGGTAGACACTGGGATTTTAAGTGCTGACGAAAAAAATGCTATAGGAGAAATGATCTTTCAAGGACTACAACTAGAAAAGAGAATGACAGACCCTAAGACGTTTAATCAGGTAATGTCAGATACACCAGATCTTCAAAAGAATTTAGCTAGATTAATTGGTGCTAACGTAGGTGTATTATTTGGTAGGGGTGATGCCAGTCTACAAGCTGCAGCCATTGGTTCAGCCTTCTTCAAGAAATATATCGACCAGCTTCCAATAGCTAACCAGAAAAACCAAATGGAAAAGCTCTTTAAAGTGCCTGAATTAATTGTGGCGGGAATTAAGGGCCGTGGCCCCATGCAAAAAACGGTGATTGAAACGATCAAAGAATACACCCGTATGGCAAGGCAGCTTGGTGTGGGCGGTGCTGTTAAAATAGCGGGTAGAAAAGTAGGAGACAACTTAGAAACCATGTCTCTTGCGTATCCTTCTGCAGTCACAGGTAATACAGAAGACGAAAGTGTTCCTACTATCAGCATAGACGAACAGATGATGGATCTGGGTATGCAATAAAAGAGACCCCCGCCAACCAAAGCAGGGGTCTCAACCAACGAACAGGATGGACCAATCTCAACCCCATTCAAGAAACATTTTAGTGTAAATGCGCTCTCAGGTCAAGCGATCTGAGGGCTTTTTTATTGGGATTTATGCTGAAATATCAACAAGTTCGCAACTGTCTCCAGTACAAGCCATCGTCTGCATGGACACTGTGTTGTCCTCTTTTTCGTAGTCTTGAAATTTGGACCAGTCAATTCGTTCAGGCATTTTTTCTAAAAGACTTTGATAATCTGAAGCCTCACAATCCTGATAAACAGCTTGGAC